AAGAGTAGAGATAGAATATCCACCATTATTATATGTGATGATTTCTATCGAGCGTTCACGGAAAACTAGGAGCACATCGTAGAAGGGCACCAGAGCCGTTATAGCACCGCCTTCGCGTAAGCCTACATCAAAGGTGGCACCAGCTTCAAACTGCTCTGGAAGCCCTGCTTTAGAGTAAATAATGCCATAGGGATTCATCTCGCCACCAGCCAACCATACAGAGTTGTTCCATGTTGCACAATATTTCCATTGTGAGGAAATAGTCACAGACTCTGTTAGAGATGGTGCAGGAATATTTAGATCTTGGTCAGGAGTAATATCGATATAAGTTGAGTCAGAGTTATTATCTATTTGTTTTACAAGATAATAAATCTCTCCAGCACCAGTGATGCCATCGCCTCTATTTTTTGTTCTATAGATCCTTCTCGCAACAGTTCCCTGTGGGCCAGTTGGAAGATCAGAAATATAAACACCATACTTTGCTGCGTAATAATCTAGCTTTGCTGGTGATGTTCCAGATACAACTCCAAGATTTTTTTTAGGAACAAAGTCAGGAATATCATCGAATCTCCAGCTAGTTGAAACTGGTGAAGATAGTGGTGACTCTGAACCAGTATCTGAAATAAAAGATATTTTATAATCAAATCTATTCAGTTCACCCTTGTCAGGATTTCCAAGTCCATAGTAGGATGATGCAGAAAAACGAATGCAAGTATTTCCTTTTTCTAATCTCTTGTACCACCATGCATTATAAGGATGTGGTATTGATGTATCATCTAGATAAAGATATGCAATATAGTTAGGTTGAACGTTAGATATAACTGGTGTAGGTGTTGGAGAAATAAATCCAAAGTTAGATACAAGCTCACGACCCCACCATTTTAGCATACGATTATAACCATTTACAAGAAGATTGAATCTTCCATAGGTAGTTATCTGGGTTCCACAATCATCTGGTTTTGGAATCTTTCTTCCACTGTCTATGATAGAAGTTTGTCTTTGTCCAGCAACTGTTCCTTTATTTCCATGATCATATTTTAGATCACCATTCTGTTCATAAAGATAATAAACTTCTCCAGCATTATGTCTTGTTATTACCGACAGAAATCTTACGGGTGCGAGTGCTGATGGAATATCAAGAGTTGTAAAAGTTATAGAAGCTTCTGCTGGTATTAGTGGTTCTAAACCTCTATCATTTACCCATCCACCACCATTAGGATCTGGATGAAAATGCCCAGTAAGATTTGATGCAGCATTATTTGCAGCACGATATTTCTGGTCTAGACCTCTTGCTTCTATGTCAGATTTTGAAGATACTGTAATCATAGGTTCCTTATGGTGTAAGCTTTAGTGAAGAAGGATCGTAGAATGGGAAACCTTCAACTCCAATGGTGAAAGATCCTCTAACAGTAGATACGTCGATACTATCAATGTATCTTCTTTCTAATCCTTTGATAGACTTCTCTATTTTTGCACGATAAGTTTGAGCAAGCCCAAGATTACCAGACTTATTATATATATCTTCAAGAGCACCATACACAACTAACTGGTGAAACTCATATGGCATCTGTGGAGTATCTGTTAGTAAACACATACGAAGTGGTTTCTTGAAATATCTAACTTCAAGACGACGGAAGTATTCTTCATCAGAGTTTACTTCTTGTCCAGAAACTTTTGCATTATAAAAGTCCCAACCTACAATACGAGGATAAGGACGAATACGTGGAGAAGTTCCATCCCATTCAGTGTATCTTGGGTTTCCGGGATTGAAACTATTTACATATTGTAATGTTACTTGTGAAAACTCATCATCAACTAATATTGGTTTGCCAGAAGTTACAAGAGTTCCTTCGGTAGAAGAAACACCACCATAAGTAACTGCTCTCCAACAAGGTAAACCAATACGAACTCCTGTTGCTGGATTTAGATTTTGATTGAAGAATAATACTTTTCTCAATCCTTCATACTTATTTGGAACCTGATCTGTTGCAAGATTGAATGCTTGTGCAGCTATAGCTTTATCATCAAAAGATCTGAAGCCAACAGTAAGAGAATGGAATGGAGTTACAAGACCAGCAGGTGCAGATTTTATAAGTAGAGGTTGTGATAGTGGGCCAATCTTTGCTCCCCAATAATGGAATGCCCAACAAAGTTCGACATAATAGTTTGATGGAATAGTTGACTCTGCATTATAATCATCTGATACAACTACAATCTTTTCTGCTGGAGGAACATTTACTGGTGCTGTATCTATATAGCACTCTGCATATGTTGCTGTATAGTCTTCACGAAGATTGATATCTTCTTCTCTACGTTTAGATAAACCAGATAGTTTACCATGTGGAGGACGCATACCACTTGCAGCAGGTACATCACGTTGAGAAATATTTAGGAGTTCAAGACAATCATCTGGTAGATCGTAATAACGTTTCTTTATTTTCCAATCTTGGTTTACGTTTGTGCTAGTACCACGAAACTGTTCATCAATATGTATTTCAGTTTCAGATACAACTTTTATAATATTATATTCTCTACCACCAGCTTGAAAGATTTCTCCTTCATAAGCTGAACCGGGAGAACCATATGCAGTAGAAAACGATTGAGTTCCAAATGGCCCCATTGTTTGTTCTGCAAGTAGCATTGGAACAGGCCCAGCAAATATTACTTTTCTAGATCCGTTTAGTACATTTGCAGTCTTTCCAGATAAACCAAATGATAAATCAGGATAGACTTTCATATAATCTTTTACTTGTGCAAATCTCCAACGCTTCGCAGTCCAGATAGAATAGAATGCATCATTGATCAAATCGTCTATTTGATCCTGATATGATTGTAACTCTGGTGAGTAGTCGGTGATGTTCTTCACCTTTGTTCGTAAATCTTGTAGGTTCATCTATATGCGTTCCTTCTACTATTGCCGGTTTTGTCTATGAGAGAAAAAGAGATATAAAAAAACCACCTACCTTTTACAGTAGATGGTTCTCTTATTTGTCAAGTCAGATTAGAACTGCTTGATAACCCATACTGGTGCAAAGCCTGCAGCATAAGTACCTTCTGCTTCGAGAGCAACACCACATACAGGAGCGGTTAGAACACCGGGACCTCCAGTATGAGTTGCGGCAGTTCCAGCTGTTGCAATAGATGAAGCTAGAGGAGCACCTTGTGCAACACCAACGGTAGCTTTTGCAGTTTGTGCAAGTCCACCAACAACAACCTGAACTCTTTTTGGAGCAGCGGCTGTACCAGTTACGGAAGCTAATGCAACACCACAAGTGAGTGAGTTACCAGCTGCAACAACTGCTGCGGTTTTTACGAAGAGAACTCTGTCAGCTAAAGAAAGACCAGCAAGAGCGACATCAAATGCAACCCAATCACCAGCAGTGATTGCGGAAGAAGTTTGAAACCATTCTGTCTGTGCACGATCCATAGTTCCGACAGTTGATCCAACGGTTCCAGTGACCAGTGGATCAGTGACGCGATCAAGTTTCTGAATGAGAGTAGAAGTAGCCATAGTATATTTTTCCTTTTATATATATTGTTATAGATTAGAATGCATCGCCGTCAGCAAGGACGCCGCAAGAACCAAGATGATCTGCAATGAGCTGACCCTTGAAATATACGGTAGCTGCGCGAGCAGTAGTACCAGAGATATATTCGAAAGGAGAAACTGCGAAGTCGCCATCTTTGTGGATGACCATTTTGATACCATCGAAGTTGATGAAATACATCGAATAGTTGTTTGGTGAACCACCGTTTGTGGGCATGTCAGAATCTGCGGATAGTGCGGCACCAGCGTAAGCAAGTGACATACGACCACCATCAAGAGTCTTCTCATCAATATATCTTTCATTGAGGAAGAGTGAACGTTTGTAGTTTGCAAATGCAGCAGTAGAAGCTATGATGCTCTTGACTTCACCCATAGGGGTAATGACGTTAGAAGCAGTATAGATGTTATGCATTGCGCCAAGACCGTTTGCACCGAATGCAGCTAGAGCAGTAGCGTACTGATTGTAGAAGCCGGGAACGTTTAGAGTGCTCTTTGAAAGACCACCAACAACAGAGGTCTGGGTAGCTCCGGGAACACGGTTTTCAAGGAACTTTTCAGTACCAGCAACCTGACCGTTGAGGGTGTTCATGGTAGTAAGAGTTGCAGAGTTTCCGGCGATGATTTGTTTGTTGAGTTCTCTGCGAAGAAGAGACATAACGGAACGCATACGAGCTTCGACAATCTTTACGACTGCTTTTTCGCCAGAGTTTTCTAACTCTTCTTTCTTGCTGATTACAATAGGTGCAACAAAGTCAGACCAGTTGTAGATAGCAGGCTTGAGAACGTCTGCTACTGCTAGAGAGACAGGCTCATAACCAGTGGTCATCTGGCTGATGGTGCTGTGCTCTGCAACAGAGAGAGGACGCTGGATTTTGATACCACCGTCTTCGTATTCGATACCACCGTTTTTCTTGGCGTCATCGAGGAATGGAACTTTCTTGAAAAGTTCATCCACTTCACCATCACGGATGGAGTATAGAGTGGATGAGAGTAGGTCGTTAGTAATAGCCATGATAAAATCTCCTTATAGATTGATTATTGATTGAAATACATTTAGTTGTTATTGCAGATTCGAAAGTCCCGAGGGTTATTTCCTAGTCAGAGGTAACAACTATTGTAAAGTATTCCATTAGGAGTTTTACTGAATAGTTTGCTATCTAATAACTATACGAAATGTCAAGCAGACTTACGAAACTTCTTTTTATATTGTGAAGCAATAGTTTCTTCTTTGTCAGTTGTTATTGGCCCACCAGTTACCCAAGCATCACAAGTTCTTTTTGCTGCACATTTGAAATCAAATGCTTCACAATATCCTAGCTGACCAGCAGAGATAACATCTGATGCGTCTTGTCCAATACCATTAGCAATGCAATCAAGAAGCTTTGGAGATACATTGAAGAAAGCACAGTTACCACAGAGCATTGTAGAAGCTATCACTTCGGTAGTATGCATACGTGCAGCTTTTTCTTTCCAATATTTTCCGGGAACTTCTGGATTAGCTGGGCCGTAGTTAGCTACATCTAAAGCTTTCTGTCTGTTTGCTAGATTAGTTTTGATATCCTGTGTTGGTATAGGGCAAGATTTATCAGCCATGTTATCTCCTTATTTTATTCCCATTACGATTTACAGCTTCAGATGCCTGTGGATTTTGTTTGAAATACTGATAAGCTTCCCAACTATCTTTGAACTTTGGAACGACCGTGCCGTTTATGTTTTGTCCAGTAGAAGTTTTAGATACAGCAGATACTCTGTTCTTTGCAGCATCTCTATCTTGTCCAGCTTGTGCTGCTGCCTTCTGTCCTTTCACAATGTAATAGGCGTCTTCAAGCTTTAGGTCTTCTCTTGCAACAAGCATCTTTGCAATATCATCGCGGTAGTTCATTAGATCTGGATTGGCAGACTTGAATGCTTCAAGCTGAGAAGAACGTTTAGTTTGTTCAAGCTCTTGCTGTAATGGATTTAGCATTTGCTGAAACATCTTTGCGGCTTCTTGCTGAATCTTCTGTTGGATACCTTCTTCACTCCAAGGATCGAATGCAGTTTGATCTGATGCCAATGCATCAATACGTTGTTTGAAGTTTCCAGATAGAAGTGCTTCACGATCCCTAATAAGATTTGCTCTTTCTATATCTAGCTGTCTACGTCCCTCTGCTACTTCCTGTGTTTTCTGTGTTGACATTGCACGAAGATTTGCAACTAGCTTTCTTGCATCTTCCGGTAGACTATCTAATATCTGGTTATATGGCTTCAAACCTTTGTGAGTTGTAGACATTACTGGATCATCAGCAAAGTCTGCTTTCATTAGTTCTTCTAGGGTAAGCTGATATTCGTTTTCATTCTCTACAACAGCAGCTTCATTTTCCGCTGGAGTAGTGTCGATGTTCTCGACAGTTCCATTCACATTTTCCATTTTGATTTTTCCTTTATTTTATTTTGAACTATTTTTCTAAATGTTGCAAAAATCTGCAACCTAAATCCTTTATACGTTTACGGAGAGTGGTTCAGGCAACTACCAACAAGAACTACATTCTGCTGGCAAATAAACTATCAAGAGAAGGTGACTGCTCTGCGGTTTTATCAATAGCCATTTTGTCTCCCATTGGTGGTTGCATTGATGGACTTGTTGGTTCTTCCTTCTCTACTGGCTTTGCCTTCAAGAACTTCTTGAAAGAAGGAGTACGAGAAAGACGATCAATCTTTCCAGCTATAACCTGTGCTGCACTATCTCCATCTTTTAGTTCATCTAATGAGAAGTTTAGTTCCATAGGACATTCTTCTGCATCGGAAGCATCTTGTGTAGCTTGTGCTATCATAGATAATGCTCTGACTACATCTGGTCCTAGCTGCTTTCCTTCAACAGATGGTGCTCCAAACATTGGCATAACTTTATTTATAGAAGTTACTAATCCTAATAGAGCCTTTGAAGCAAGGGTTACTCCCTGCAATAGAGAAAGATATCCATCATCTTCTTCCATCATGCTTGATTCGATTTCATTTTCAACTTCCTGCTTCTTGTTAGAAACATCTTCTTTACCTACTTCGATTGATAACATTGGGGTCATTTTTATTTTCCTTTATAAAATACTTGTTCTTGTTGGTTCAAAGTCTACTTTCTCGCCTGTAAAAGTATTGGCATTCAATACTGCTACATTGCCTTCATTACCTAAACAATCATTTGCTGGTAGAGTTTCTTCTATAGCACGAACTTTTGCTTTTACATCTCCACCATATGTTTCCACCTTATCAAGATAAGTTTGTAATATTTTATCTTGCTGTGCTTTGATATCTTTTTCAGCAGCTAAACGATTAGTAACGAAGTCATCTCCACCTACTTCGGATAAAGGAACTAATCCTTTTGCCTTACAGATTGCTTCTCTTTCCATTGATGTATGATAGGTAGCACCAAGCCCACGATCATATACTCCGTTTACACCTTGCGTTCCCCAGCATTCTCCCCATTTCATAGCGGTCTTTGCTGGTGCAGATACTAATCTTTTTCTTTCTGAACCACACATCGGACACTCAGAAACTGGTGTATCCCATTTTGTAACTACTTCTTCTACTTTACGGCAAGTGTAACACATATTCTCAAATATTGGCATTTAGTAACTTTCCTTTTGTGATGTTGGCATCTCTGGAATGGATGCCGCCAACTGTTGTGCGATAGCTTCTGCGGGAAGCTGTGATGGATCTGGCTGCTCTGCTATTGGTGCAGACTGTAATGCTCCTACGGTGGCAGGAACAGGTGTTGGCTGCTGTGGTGGTAGTTCTGCAAATCCTTTAGGTAAATCAAACTGACGAATGATTTCTTCTTTGATTTTAGTTGGGTCAATACCAAGACCTTGTAGTACAGGAAGAAGTTGAACAAGTTCATTTCTTTTCATGACAGATGCAACAGGTGTATTAGATTGATCAGCAGCAGCAAAGCGGAACTTACCTTCAAGCTTATCGGCAGTTACTCTGTATACCTCACCTTCGGTGATTAGAGTATCTTCTGCATCTTCGGCTTTCAATAAGTCAATCAACATACGAATATATATTTGTGATATAAGTTCAACTGCTTCATCTCTTTCTCTTGCTATCTTACCAATCTCTGAAGATGTATAGTTAGCTAATGCTGCAACTTCTGTAGCAGTTGCTTTTGTTGCTTCGCCTCTAACGAATGGAGCCAATACAGAACCTCTTGATAGATCTCCCTCTACGGCTGCAAGATATCTATCAAAGTTTCCTGATAAAGCTGGTACTTCTACTGGACGAATAATGCCTTCAAGAGTATCACCATCAACAGGAATCATTGCACCATCAACACCAGCAGTTATCTTTGCTAGAGCTTCTTCATCTAGTGCACCTTCTTTGTAAAGATATTGTCTAGAGTCTCTTCTGATTGCGTTTGCCCAGAATGATCTGATAATATTTTTTTCAAAGATTTGATCGTATATTCTGAATAAAGAAGAATATCCTTCCATTGGAGAGTCAGGTATACGTGAATAATAAAGCGGAGCAATGGGAGGTAGAGGCTCATCATCATAAGTCCTAACAGGAATAGGTGATGTTTCTTCAAGAAGCTTTTCTCCAGCAGAATAGTTAGGTGACCAGATATATAAGCAATCGTAAATAAGATCGTATAGTTCAACCACCTCAATATATTTGTATTCATCTGGTACATCCTCATCCTGTGCTGTCTTATATGGATGAGAAGATTGTTCAAAGTAATCAGCCTTTACGACTGCTTGATATTTTTTTGCTCCATATAGTTCCTTTGCCCTTGCAACTGGTAAGAAATAAGCATGACCAACAAAGCGTTGTTCACTCCACTTCGATGCATCCATATCTACCAATACTTCCCAAGGTGGAACAGGTCTAACAGAAATCTTATCAAAGATTACATTAGAGTTTTTATGAGCAAGCTTGAAGAAAGCGCATGGATAAATCAGGGCAAGACGAGATCCATTCTCAAGTGTATGTCTCTGATCATATAGCCAACGATTAGCTAATGCTTTTACTACCTTTGCATTTCCTTTACGAACAGAATCATTACCAACTTCTACTGCTGGAAACTTGGAGAATAGCGATGCAATATATCCCTCAATAAAAGAATATCCATCGGCTATTTCTACACGAATGTTAGTTGGGTCGAAGGTTATATCTTCGAACATCTTTGTCTCGTAGGTATTCTTTAGCTTTCTCATTAGAGAAGCAGAGTTCTTCCAGTAGTTACGATGGTTGGTGTAGATGGTTCTTACAAGATTACAAATCTCTCGTTCTGTTCTTGACATATTAGTTTAGTTCCTTCTCATTATTGTTGGTTTTGTCTATTATCATTTCTTATTTCCTTTTGTTCTATTGAAACCATGTGGTTCAGTACAGCCATACATTTCTATATACTTACGTTCAACAGCATTTAGTTCTTCTTCTTTACATAGTT